AACTGGTAAGACCACTAGCACGTTAAAACCGTGCTAGTATCTTTATATTGAATTAACTTAAACAAAAAAGAGGTAAAAAAATGAAAACTACATATTTAATAATCGCCGCTGTATTTATGGCTTTAGCTGCACTTGCAACACCTATCGCGATTGGTTGCGGTTTGTATGATTGGGTCGCTAATGATAACGAATTTAAGTACGCGTTGTGGTACGGGTTTAAAATGTGGGTTGGCATGTTGGCTGTTGGTCTTGGTATTGGGCTACCGTTTTATGCAATAGGAAAATAACCTTACTTCATAGCATTCAATGAGTGCTATGTGTTGAGTAAATAACTGGAGAATAAAATGCTAAGACAAGAATCAACAGAAGTTACATTATCAATTGATAAAGCGACCGTGTTTAACGCTGAGTATCAATTCGATGATTTAGATTTGGATAATACGTTAAGCGTTGTTGGATTATATAGTTACGATGCTGACACAGGTGAAGAAGTTAACTTAACTAATTTACTATTGTTGCAAATTGAAACGATAGAATATGAACTACAAAAACAGTGTATGGATGCGGCGTTGGAATTAATAGCGGAGGATTATTGATGCCAAATGAACCCGCGTTTTATGAAATTCTACGCCGAAATGGCATTGAACCAACAGGCGATAGAAAGAAAGATTTAGAGTTGTTAAAAGCGATTATGCCGAAAGGGTATAAGCGCTAATCTTTAACGCTCATGTTGCCGACAATTAAATCAAGTTTTTTGTTGGCCGTTTCGACTTCTCGCTCAATGTGTTCAAACTTCAAAGCCCATTTACCGGTTGATAATTCGTAAAATTCTTTGGTACGCTCAGATGTCCAGTAATTGCCTTTTACATCATCCCTAAGTTCATGCACAGCGCGCCATAACTCTTTTTCATTGTCGTGCGTTATGTTCTTACTGTTATTTTTTACGCTCCACACTATCGCTAGAATCGCTATCACAGGCATCACTATCATGTTCACTAATTCTAATCCTGTCATTGTAAGCGTCTCTTATTGCGATAACTAAAAGAGCTATCATTATTATTAAAGCGATTGACAACATAATTAACATTGTTTTTAATCCCACCAATCCATGCGAAAATTATAAACACTTCGATTGAGCGGTAAATTAAACTAAAGCTAATAGTTGAATTAAACCTCATGTAAACCAATTCATTGTAAAATAACACGTATGTTGAGTTGTACATAAATAACATGTTAAAAATACAACTAACTAACAGTATAGACATGAATGCTAGTAATCTTTTCGACTTTGGCACAACTGCATAAAATACGTAAAAAGAAAACACAAATAATAATATTTTTAATTTCGTATCTAGCGCATACGTTTCAGTAAATGAAACACTGCCAACGTAAAAATATTTAATAAAAAACTCAATTGCAAAACCTATCAATACAGGTAATACAATTAAGTTTTCTCGGTTTGCTGATTTCATTTGTTACGGTTTTGGCGGCGGTGGAATTTCAACGCCGTCACCACGCGCACTAACAGTCGCCTGTTTCTTTTCTGTTAGTATCGCAATGGCTTTTTCGGCTGCCAGTAACGCTTTATCTAGATCGCCATCAACAGCGTTTTTAACAAAGTCTAACCCGTGGTCATCAAGTAATGTATCAGTTGATTTAACCGCTTGGTCTAACCCCCACCATAACACACGTTTTGTGCCAAATAGTTTCAACACGTTAAGTAAAAATGCACCCATTTTATATTTCCTCAGTTGTTTCATTAATAGTAACTGGTTCGACCTCTAAACGCAAATTACAAACCTGCATCATCAAGTCTTTTTGTTATCGATTGAATTAATCTATCTTGCTGCTCAATTTTAGCCACCAAATACGGAACTACTTTTGACTGGTCAACTCCGTAAGGCGTAACCACTTTTTCAGGCTCTAAAATATTACCAGTTTCGTCAATTACAGCTTCTTTATAAACCTCCCCAATTTCCAAATCTCTAGGCCCTTCACCCACACTGGCAAAATCTAGTCCCTTATCTTCTACATCATGCGCAAGAAAACCCCAAACAGGTTCAGAGTTTCCGCCGTTTTTCCAATTAAACAAAGTGAAAGTATCGAAAATATCGTTAAATTTATCGTTTACTTGCTCGTCAGTTGGTTTTCCTAAGTTTTCTTTTAATCGATTGTCTGATGATGTGTTAAATTGTGTTGATGTGCCGCTACAAAAAATAGATCCTACCAAACCGTTCCCATTAACAAACGTAAGCCTAGCTGTGGAAGCCGTTCCAGTTCGACTAAACTCTGTTATGGCGTTACTGTTGATGTTTACTCTTTCTTGCGTTCCGTCTGGCGGGTTGTTGAATGTCAGTGCGCCAACATTACCAGTGTGATAATTATTCGAGTCGCTAGCATAAGCATACTGTGTAAGTAAAACCCTATCCGATGTAGTGTCTGTCGAGCTTGTTGTCTTAGTGAGATTTAACTCAGTCCATACTTTATAATACCCAACATCTATCGCGCCTGTTGAAGTGTTAACTCTGCCTACATACCAGTCAGAATCTTGGTCTGTCGCTATAATGGAAGCACTTCCAGAAAACCCGCTTGGTAACTTTAATCCAGACCACCAGTTTGATGTTTTTGGCCAACTACCCGCCGCACCCTGACCAAACGAAGAAAAGAACGATTTAGTAGTGACAGAGTCTGAGTATATAGTTGAATCAATTGGATTGCCGGACAGGTTAAACCCATCCGACTTGGTTAAGGATGTTTGAACAGCGGTAGCTAATTGAGTTTTACCTGCCCCAACTTTCAAAACCCTATCCGCAGTAGTATCAGTTGAGCTAGTAACCGCATCCAACAAAGCAGCCGTACCAAAACTATTAGTAGCATTATTCAAATCGTCAGTAGCATCACGTAAAGATTGTATTCCATCTCGAATACCTTCCGGTGAAAACGTACCTGTAAACGAATACGAGCCTGTTGTCAAAGTCCAATTGTTACGCAATGTAATCGTGGTTTCAGATGGCGCGTTAATCGCCTCAACTGTTGTAACTTGTGGATTACTACCTACTGACAACACTGTACCACTTGCAATACTCGCCATCGAGCCGCTCGTAAGTGTTACGCCTGTTACCGTAGGACTTCCATTTGTAAAAGTCCCGCTTGCTATTATAAAACCTGCCATTATTTAAGCCCTTTTATTAATTCTTTCAATTCGTTTAATTCTGATTTTAACTGTTTTATCGCTGCTAATCCATGTATGTAAGCGTGTTTGTAGTTAAAAGACAGCGTGCCGTCCTCACTTTCACTTGCAGCGCCATCGAATATTTCGCCAGCAGTTTCAGCATTCACACCAACTTGCAATCTATCGCCATATTTATCAGTGTCTTTAAATTCGTATTCCCACAAGTCTAAATCCATTACTTTTTGTAGAGATTCTTTAGCATCAAGTTTACGGTGGAAGTTTTTTAGTTTTGGGTCAGAGGTTTCAAATACGACACCGTCAACTGTAACGCCTGTTGATGTTGTATTTAATTTTGACGCGCCGCCGTAATACAGTGCGGCATAAGTAGTTGATGAGAATGTACCAACTCTTACGCCTATATTCCCGCCTTTTTTTATATCTACATATTCGGTTGCTGATGTTGATAACGACTCAATTAATGCGGTAGTAGATGTTTGTATTGTAAAGTCGTCAGCACTCCCTAATGTAAAAAGGTTTGCACTGAATAACGTTATATCATCATCAAGGCTTATTGTTGCGCCTCTGTTGTTTGTTATATTGAAAAGCCCCGGCGATAAAGTTAAATATGCCTCCTCTGTGCCGTGTGAGAATTTAATTTGTTGAGTGCTTGCAGCTGTCCTTATTTTTATATATTTATCAGTATCAGATAATACATTAACACCACCACGCCCAGAAGATGGTGAGGTTGTTATATAATCGTATGTGCTGCCTGACTCGCTTATACTATTTCCATCCAAACTAACATAATCAGTGCCAGTAGCAGGGAAGAATTTTTGCGTAGTACCTTCAATTTCTACACGCTGCCCAGTCGATGCAGACTTAATTGTCGTACCAGTAACCGTACCGCCATTAATAGTCGTACCAGTAATCGTCCCAGTAAACGTACTATCAGTAGCTATTATCTTGCCGTCGAAAACAAACGTATCATCAACATCAACCCACTGGAATGCAACGCTGAAATCATCAGGGCGTAAAAACTCTATCTTGTCACCGATAAAGCTAATCGTACCGTTGTCTGGCTCACCCTGTATATTAATACCAGTAATGCGCTTGTTTACGTCAGTCCCTAAAAACGCTCTTGCGGTCAACGTGCCTAATTGTGAATCAAACTCACTATTTAACGTCAACTGAGTGCTTGCAAATTCTTCCCCCTCAGTGACTCTAGCATCGATACCGCTTATTGCATTTGCGTTGCCCTCAACGTCAACCTCAATCAAGTCAACTTTTGTTACAGTCGCATCAACAACGCCATTAGTCGTGCGTATTTCGTCAACACGTAAATAGTTTTGGTATGCGTCAGATATTCCCTGTCCAGTCAGATTAATTTCGTCAATCGTCATAACGTCAATGTCAGATTCTAAATTGTCTATAGCATCAACGGCATCATTAATTTCTTCTTGTATCGCGTCAATGAACGGCGCAACTTGATCACCAGTATTAGTAGTGGTTGTCGATTCGCTATACCATGCAGATGTACCAAACGCATTGACTGCGCGAGTATAGATTGTGTATTGCGTGTCAGGCAACAATCCAGTTATAGCAACGTCATAGCCTTGCGCTTTAGGTGATGGTGTGTAACTCGTGCCATCGCCTTCAACATAGTCAAAATCGAATACAGTACCTAACCCTGCGCCGCTTAAAATAGGTTTGGCTGAAATATCCCAATCACTGACAATTAAATCTAAATCGGTCGGTGTTGTCGGTGCGGCTAGTGTTGCTAACAACGTACCCGCTGTTGACGTTTTGCCTAACGTATTACGTGCGTACACTTCAAACGTATAAGCGCCACTGGCCAATAATGGAATGGTGAAAGACTTTGTATCGCATGGCTGAGATAACACCTCTACGCCGCCCACAATCGCTTTAACGAGATAACCACGAGTAAACGCATTACTAGCGTGCGACCAAGTTAATAATCCAGTTGTTGCGAGTGTGGTGTCAACTGTTATCGATAAACCTGTCGGCGCATCTATAACGTTCGGATTGCCAAGATATGAACCGCCTATGTACTCGTTGTAGGTTTGGTCAACCCATGGATAAACTGTATCATTATGCAAAGTCGCTGCAATAGTTACAGTGTAATCATCGTTTTCAGTAATAGAGTCGATTCTAAACTCTTTATTAACCCATCCGCGCGTGTTGTTAGTAATATCAATAACATCACCAACGTCTAACTCCATAGCTAACGCGGTCGCTGTGAATCCGATTTGGTCATTGTTTCGACTAACTTTTGCGGCCACTTCTGCAAGTTGCAAAGCCTCTGCTTTATACACGCAAGTTTCACTCGTTATAGAGTGGTCAAGTAAAACGCCGTTATCCTCTGCTAACCAAGTCGTGTACGTTGCGCTATCTGTTTCTGGATAGATAACCTCGTCCATTTCAAAGTTGTTTTCGATATTTGGAAATCTAACAGTAACTTGGTTGTATTTATCATTCTTACTAGTTGTTTTGGTTGTGATTGCGCCGATTATGTTGTCATCATCAAATGAGAACACGCTATCCGCTTCTGACTCAGTCGCAACACTAAACAGTCCGTTGTTATCAGGGAAGAAGCCACGAAATGAAGTAGCAATTTCTTTCACGTTGTCGAATACTTGTACGCCTGTATCAATGATATTGTTGTGCGAGAAACGAGCAAACGTTTCAGTTTCTTCTATATTCGTAACACAATAATAATCCTTTAAAACTGGGTCATACTCACAAACACGTTTTGTCACTGCCGATGTGTGGTCTGTACCGCAAAAATTAGCCACGATAGTCGCGTTAGTGTAATCAATTAATGAATCACTTAAATCTAACCCGTACACATCGCTTTTGATGTAATCGATTAGGTGTACAACTGGATTTTCAGTGTAGATTGTTTCGTCTGTGCGCCAGTCGTAACATTTCTTACCTTTGATGCGCGCTGTTATCTGTGGCTCACCCTGCCAGATATTCTCGTCTTGCGCCTGTTCAAACGTGAAGATACCTACGCACAACCCCTCGTATAAACTGGTAGTATCAGACCAACGGTTAAACTTACCAGAGCCACCCATAGGCGTTAGATTGTCAGCGCCACCTTTGCGTAGTTCATACGTAAACCACTTACCGCCGCCCTCTTTTGACCATCGCGCGTCATTCCACGATACGCCGTTAAAAAATACCTCCTCAATTTCTTCAACTTCACCGTGACAGAAAACAGCTAACACATGATAAAACTCGTTTTTAATCCCGCCTGAACCGTCTGTTGTATTTTCATCAACAATATCAGCGCCCACAGTACGAGTCCCGTACACAAGCTTAATTGGCAGGTTTGAGCCTTTACGTTGTAGTTTTAACCCTTCTTTTGGTTGTGTTTTAGGGTCAATCCAGTTTTTGATTAAATCGATTGTGTTGAATACAAACTCGCCAACGCCTTCAATTAAATTGAATAAAAAGAAACTCATTATCTACCACCCCAAATTAATTCTTCGTTTATGTCTTTTGAATTTATAAAGCTAGTAGTATTTGGAATTAACCTGCTAAAACTTGCCTGTGTTGTTCTTATTCCACGCACCACTTGCCATGCGCCGAAAGCGTTAGAGCAGTTAACTTCCATAGTCGCACTTTCAACGCCGTCATTTACAGCGTAACTGTCAATCGTAACAGTTGTTTGCATTAACTGACCAATAACAGAATAATCATCCCCAATGATAACTTTGCGAACTGTGATTGTTTGGTTTTGCTGATTGTCATTTAAAAATAGCGCCAACATAGTTTGGTCAACGGCTGTAAATAAAATGTTAAAATCAAGTACGGTTAAATCAACTTGCTGCTTAAACGGGTCAGAGCCTAAAACTAAATTTGTCGCTGTATAAACGTCTGTGTTGTGCGTTAAACTGGTCGCAAAATCGGCAAGGTAATAATCGCCATCAACAAGATTTAATTCATATAAATAAACAATCGGTTTGTTAGCAGCAATCGCCGCTTTAATCGGTGTGCTATAATTCTTCATATATCCTCGATTAAATCTAATTCTAATGATGCGCTATTTCTATCTGCATCAATTTCGAATGATTGAACTCGGTTGCGCAATAGCATTTTAAATACACAGTTGTTAAAAGTAACTGTTGCTCCAGATGTAACGGTGTCAGCTAATAAGTTTGGTGAAAATGTAATGTCATTCCCTACAATACTATCAACAATATAAGCCTTGCTATGTCCTGCAAAATTAAAGAAATCACCGACTTGCACACCTGTCACACTTGCTAGTTCAACTTGAGCATCGCCTTTTGTTATTTCTTCTGCCGTTGTTGTCGTACTTGCGTTTGATTCGCTGAAAATAGGCATTGTAAGGCTGATAGAGTCGTTTTCTCTGTTAACCTTACTGATGAATGCCATAATTGTTTTTATATCCGTTTGTTCAAGTTCAACCGACCTAATGCGAAAATCAAAGCGTTGCCCGCCTAATCTACGATATGCAAGTTTTAAGCTACGCGTTTCAGTTGATTGATACGCATAGTTATCCACTGGCGTGGCTGAATTTATTTTAAATACGTCTGGTAAAGTAGCCATTAAAATGCGACTCCTTGTGCACGTTTAGCGCGTCTTATAATGTTAACGAATAAATCTTGATTGCTTATCGCCCACTTTGTCATTTCTTGATTTGATGGGCTTACAACATTAAAGTTAATTGTGTCTTGGTTGGTAATTGTATTACCCCCGCCCATTTTCGATATATCCTCACCTCTATTCATAGCCTCAAGTGTCGCACGATTCTTTTTAGTGTTCGGTGCATTTACGACAAATTCCTGACCATGCACAACACCTGCGACCTCTTTCGTGCCATAACTGCCAGTGTAGCCGCCTTGTTCAAATCCTGAGTATTCCTGACTTTGTATTTTGGCAACCTGCACACCTGCCAAAGCGCCGATTGATGTAGCTAGCGCCGCACCCGCAATAGGGTTCAATGTTGTAAATGGTGAACCTAAAACATTAGTAATTGCCAACGCTGCATTTAATGCCGCTTGAGCTGATGCAAAGTTTTTGTAATCGTTGAATGACTTCTCACCGCCTTCTTTTGCTATATCCGCTAAGTTGCCAAACAAATCAGCAGTCGCACCAAGCATAGATTGGTTAGATTGCAATTCTAATTGTTTACGCTTTTCCGCCTCTGCCGTTGTAATATCTGTTTTCTTTTTCTCAAACGACTGAAACGCCAATAACCGCTCAGCCTCAAGCGATCCAACTTCTGCCCCGATTGATTTTTCATACTGAGTGATTATTGCTAAACGTTGCTCATATTCTTGTTGAACTCTACCTGCCGCACCACCTTGTTCACCTGTTAGTGTTGTGGATAGCGTGTCGAACTTGGTAGAAAGTTGAGCTTTCTCTCTAGCCGCTAACGCCTCCGCAGCAGCCAACTCCCTAGTTGCTTTTATATCAGCTTCTTTGGCAAGTTTAGACGCATTTAAATCAATTATTAATTTCTTGATACCTTCATCTAAATCGTCTGCACTTGTTGCGCCAGTAGCTAATGCAGCGGCGTATAGTTGACTTTCTAACTCGCCTTGTTCAAGTGCTATTTTTTGGACTTCTAATGACGCTGTTAACTTTGCAATCGCTTGAGTAGTTGGATCTAACTTATCCCCAGTCTCTTCAACTTCCCTAGAAAAATCAGATAAGAATACGCGCAACGTGTTAACGTTTTCAACACCATCATCAAACTGTTTTATAAACGGTATAAACTGCTCAGTGAATTTAGTAATCTTTTCATTACCAAAACCAGTAGCCTCATTAACATTCTCAAGTTCAGTTTGAAACGCTTTTATTGTAGATGGATTCGCGTTTTTTCTTATATCAGCAAGCGCAACATTAAAACGAGCGGCACTTTCAAAGTTAATGCCAAATGAACGAGCTGTTTTATCTATCTCAAATCTAAAATTAGATATTTCATCAACAGATAACCCACGCTTTAACAGACTGTCTACGTCTGTTATTTTACCTTCTAATTCCTCAAACGGGACTTGCAAGCCGAAAAACTGGTCTGAACTAACACTAGCTAAAACCCTGATGTCACCTGCAAGGTTTTTGATCGCACCTGACGCAATTTTAATTTGCTGATTAGAGTCTGTTATCGATTTTGCTACTTGAACTTTTGCAAGCGTTTCAGATGATTTTGCTAGTGATAATATCTCACTAGATAGACGTTTAACTCCTTGCTCATCTTCGTCAAGCGTGGTTTTTAATTTATCTAATATGCTTTCTAATTCTTCGGCGGCTGTGTCTGCACTTTCCATTGACAGCGCCATACCGATAGCGGACGCAGTAAGCGCGGTAACAACACCGATTAATGGCGCGCCTAACACAATACCTAAATCCGCAGATTGCTGAGATAGCGCAAGCATGGCAGATTGTCCACCTTGTATTTGCCCTACAAATTGCTGAACCTGTATACCTGCTTGACCTGCATTCCTACCTAAACCGCTAACCGCTGAACCTGCCTTGTTAGTTGATGTAGTTATATTCTTTGCAGCTTTCTCGGTCTTAGTACCTTGCGTTTCTAATGTTTTAAGCTCACTCGTAGCCGTCTTAATCTGACTACTATCAGCTTCTAATTCTAATCTTGCTCTCTGTGCCATTTTTGCGACTCCAAGTATCTATGTAAATAGTATAACTGGTCAGACCTCTTTAGTCTATTAAGTGTGTTATTGTAGGTTTTTAATTAAGTAGGAAACACGAAATGAACGAAGAATGGTACGAAAGAGCAAACAAAATAAATTGCAACCCTCTATATCATAGCAAGTTAAAATTTATGACACTTAGAGAGATAAAGGAGTTACATAGAGATAACAACTTAAGTGATGATGTAAAGCTGGACCAGAAAGGCATATTGAGCGCATTAGAGTTATTGGAAAAAACGCTATAACAAAAAACCGCTATTCAACAGAATTAGCGGCTTTAACCATTTCTAACAAACAATCAATTTCAAAATGTTTAGGCTTGATGTCGTATAGGTCGAAATAATCTTTTATTTCTCGCCTTGAAACATCAGGCCACATTTCACAAAACCAATTCCATACGTATCTAGTCTCACTTGGCAATTCTAACTCCTGTGCATCTTTAGGAATAGGCTTGCCATGCTTAGCTATTTGCGCATAATGGTCTTTACGGCTTATTTTTTTCTCGGCCGTTTCGACGATTGGCTTTTGCTGCCAGAAGTATCGCCTTGTATACTCGATTGTTTTGTCTGTGACTTTTTTACAAAATCAGCTCTAGCACTCGCTAACTTGTCAATTTGCTCGCACAAGCTAGGTGAGTTTTTAAGTAAATCAATTTTATTTTTAGGCGTGCATTCCTCATCAAATGACCATGAAGTAATTAATGCAGCAACTAAAGTCTCGCTTATTTCATCGTTTTTTACTTTACCAGAAATAGCATCAAGTTGAATTTGTCGTTTCGCTTTCGTAAATTCGTCTGAATCTGTGCCTAAATACTCTAGCCATTGTTCGCCGATATGTACTCGTTCTGGTTTGTTGCAATCGTCTCGCGTGTATAAGTCTGTAATACTAGCCATTATTTAACACCCCTTTTGTGAGCGTAACAGGTTAGATTGATAGTGGTAAACTCGTCTTTATCTGTTGTCGCTGAACAACTTATTAATCCATTTATTAATTTATCGTTTTGGTCAACTACAAATATATTACCGTCAACCTCTTTAACAGAAAGGTATGTTTCACCGACTTCTAAATCAACATCAATCGGACTCGCTAGCTTACTTGTTATCTTCTCAGCCATTTTATAACCTCATCAAAGTTAATCATCCTATAAATGGCTGCGGCAACGGTGGATGAATCCGCTTTCAACTATTCAGTCTAGCCGCAACCAATTTGTTAAACTGGTGTTCTTTCGATTACCAGTTCGCTTTCTTCTGTAGCATCATACAACGATTGAAACGGCATACTTAACGTAATTGCACCGTCACCAGATACATCAGGTTGGCCGCCAGTATACTTGATATTAGGCATATAAAAACGTAACTCGCTCGTATCTTCTGCAACTAAAGTAAACTCTAATGAAGATGCAGTCTCGTTAACGAATTTATTTAACATCACCATATCTTCAAAATACACGGTAATTGTGCCAGTTACGTTTGTACGTGCTATTGACTTATCAACAGCGTTTGAGCTACCGACCGCGAATAAGGCCTCTATACCATTCGCCAAAGTCATATCAATAGATGTGACAATGCCAATTTCAGAACCGCCTTCTTTAATCACACCGCTGAACGAATCAAACGGGCATTGTGAAGACGGTGTGTCGTATGTAGCACCGGCAACCATTGTATTTGTCGGGTCTTGGTCTAGACCTACAAACGAGATTGAGCCTGTAACAAGCGCATTAGGTGCGATAGATAATGATAATTCATTACATTCAACGCCTGTATAACGTATGCGCTGACTAATATCAGCAAAATAACGCTCAAAAGTAAACGAACGGCGTGTTGAACCTGTTAGCAATTGGTCAGTACCCGCAATCGGCGCGTCAGTTTCCCACGTGCCACAAGTTACAGCCTCTAACATATCATCAAAGTCACCGTATGAAAGCTGCAATGAACCGTCACCGCCGACTTGCTTATTCCCCGCGCGGAAACATCGGATATGGCGACCGCCTAATTCTTCGGATTGAATACTGTCTTTGCTTAACGCTAAAGTAGTACCTGTGTGTCTAAATGGACTAAAAACGGGCGTGGTAGGAGTTGTACCAGTAACCGTTTCTTCTACGTAATATAACGAATGCTCGCTACCACTTGCTATAGTCATGTTATTAACCTCTTGTTAAATATGCTGTATAATTTACTGTTATAATCCAACGATACCAAGCGTCCTCAACTTCGGACGGTCTACATGGAGCGCTGTTTATTCGTATATACTGACTGTTATATGCTAACTTCTCACCAGTCTTTAATACTGTTTTAATTTCGCTAACTGCGTTAATTGCATCCAGATAAGCGTTTGTCAATTTCGGACAAAACACATCGACCTGCATAACACCAGAAACTTCATTTAATCCACTTGTACCAAGCGTGACGGGTAAATCACCCATATCTAATATATTGGCACGCAACCAAATCGCATCATTAGGTGTGGTAAATGAAGCGTTAGGCCATTCTATTTCATACCCGGACAAGTTAGCATCAACTACACCTTGAATTAACCCTTGATAAATATTAACTATTGTCATAATTGAATTTCACTATATTAGCCCATCTAGCTTCAACGATTTTAACCATGCCCGTAGGCGCTTTTTTAGAATGACCATCTTCTAGCCGCTCAATGTAAGGCAGGTTAGAAAATAATAATATCGAGTTACCAACGTTTGTAACATCAAGTGGTGACACATTAAGTATTTTAGCGCCTACTGAATTATTATTAGCTCTACCCATTAACCAACTAGCACGAGCCGCACCTGTTAACACTGGCGTAGCTTGCACAACTTCATTAAAAGCTTGAGATACAGACTTTCGCCATGTTGTATCAACAATTTCTTCAATGTTGCCAACCGCATTAGATAATTGTGCTGTAAAACTCATTATTAACACCTCTTTGCGTAATAATAGCACTGGTCGTACCACATAACAAATTTAAGTATGTATACTGGGTGTTCAATTAATTAATTAGGAATAGTTATGAAAGAAGGCGATATATTTAGATGGCAATATAACCATAAAACATTATTAAAAATGAACGATGGTGACAACGGTGGGACTACCTACTGGTGTAAATCTCAAATAGCCATAGTCAATAAAGATGGGTTACTTTGCGATACATATTGGGGGTATAGCAATTTTGACTCACTAAGATTCAGTAGCGATCAAGTTAAAGAAAAATTAGATTTGAAGTTTATTGCAAACATTAATGATTTAGTTAAATCAGATATTATTGAGAGAGCTTACTATTTAGATGCTGATTGCGTTGATTTAAATCACCCAAACAGCACAATAGGTAATTTCTACATAAGAAAGGGGGCGGTAAAGAACTTAGAAAAAATAAACCGCCTTTTAGATAGAGGCATCAAAAAGGTTGAGAAAGAAATTTCATACCAACTATCTCAAATTGAAAGTATGAAATCAGCGAAAAAAGAACTAACAAGTGAATCAAGGTTGCATGTTTTACCAAACGATTTAAACCTTAATGATACTTGTTGGGATGATTAACCCCTAACCTGAATAACCCACACAGCATTAGCAGGGTCTTGTTCCGCACTAATTACAGTGCAGACTTGACCTTGCACTGTGACTTTTAAATTGTCAGTACGTGGCGTTAACGTGGTGAATTCTTGCGGTCGAGCTAATAGTTTAAAATCATTAACTTGTATTTGAACTCCATTAAATTGACTCGCATTGTAATCTTCAATGATGCAATTAACTGTGTCGGTTATATCTGGGTCGTAAGTACTAGGTGGGGTAAACCCGCCTTTTTTTACAAAGGTGCATGAAACGAGAAAATCAGCAAATTCATCATTAAATAATTCGTCAGCTAATTCTTGAAACTCTAGTTTAGTTGTTGCCATTACGCACTAACCAAAGAGCCAAGACCGCTCGAAGTATAAGTAACATAAGGTGACAATAACCTGTCAATTGCTGTGGTTGGGTATTTAGTTGTATACGTTGCATTCTCTGCATAATCAACCGTTTTGGATAACGATGCAACTTTCTTAGATTCGCCAGTAACAGCCCTAGATTCAATGCTAACAGGGTCAACAAATAAGCGCCCCACCAGTGACAAACTAGATGCCTGTAACGCTGCACGCTTAATGGTTGAGTTTAACGGCACGCAGTCGGTCGGTATTTGCATTCCTTGGGCGGCGTTTAACTTTGTGCCTTTGAATGTGAAAAACGTATCAATGTAATCAACAGACGCGCTAATGATTGCCGCCTGTTTTTGTTCATCGGTATAAACGGTCGTGTCGTTTCTGTCTTCTAAATATGTTGTTAATTCTGCGACACTAATCAAAGCGTTTGCATTCTCGATGCCTGTGCCGTCTTCCAATACAAATGCCATTATTTATTTACCTTTTAACTGGTCATACCACATTATGCTATTTTTTGTTGTACTATTCAAATACTGATTAATTTTAAGGTGAATAGTATGAGTGATGGAGATTATATAGTAATAGACACAGCCGACAGAGTTTTGAACTTTCATGGTGAAAAAATAGGTGCTGTAATAACAAAAATGGAAGTTAACGATGGTCTTTACGGATCAAGAACTTCCAGTTTAACTATTGAGTTAACATGTGTAGATGAAATGGCTGATGACGTGTTTGATTTTGTAGACGTTAAACTGCAAGAGGCTTATGAATTATCACGCGTTAAGTCAACTTATTACTTGCTTGTCGGCTCAGCAAGTTTAATAGCTGGTTTAGCTTTTGGTTTATTAATTAAATAGGGATTGTTATGAACAAAGCAGAAATAATGAAAGAGTTTAGAGAGAAGCAATCAGTAATATCTTTAAGTTATTATAGCGATGAAAAGAAATTCAAAGCAACAAAGCAATTAGTTATTGATACAGAATTAAAACTAAAGGAGTTAAAAGAAAATGACAAGTAAAAAACGGCCAACAGAAATAGAGTCGCATAAAGCTAAAGTTGTTAATGCGTCTAATTGTTATACTGGTTATTCTGCTGCGTTTGATACTTCATTTGGTGAGGTTATTGTAACATCTAACAGTATTAAGGCGTTACATGGTGTTGCGTATAGTCTTATGGGGTTTAGATTTGAGTTAGACGAAAGCAAGGTGCAAAAAGTTGCTATTTTTGACCATAATAAAATTGAGGTGGAAAATGAAAACAGTTAAAGATGTTTATGATAAGTATAAAGAGTGGCCTGAGACGCACAATGGTGAATGGTGGATTGGTATTGGGGTTTGTTCACAAGGTAATATACGCCCTTATCAAAATAACAGTACGATATCTAACGAGAATAACGGCTGTTACAAAATATGCACCCGCGAACAATACGAGCAATATAAAGCTGAGCAGGAGAATAAAAACATGAAAGCAAGTTGGTATGATTATGATAAAGGTGAGGCGGTTAGTTTACCGCCTGTAAATACAGAGTGTTTGGTGTTTAATCATGATTTAGGTAAGTCTGCTGAGTGGGAAAAATGCACAATTCTTTTCATTGGGGATTTTAAATGTGTTTATACAAGTGAGTCATGCAAAGAGCGTGTAGGTGATATTGATACTATAGGTAAACTCGAATTCCGCCCACTAGACCACGACAAGTACAAGGTTAAAGCTGCACCTATGGATTGGTTGGTTGGCAGTGGTATTGATTGTGAGTTTAGCAACGACGGCGTTAATTGGCATGTGAGCCTGCTTGATGATACTAGAGGGTTAGAGTATTGTGATTTTGTAAAGTTAAATTGGAAACAATGCCGCCCACGCATGAATCACAAGCATGTTTTGACGCAAGAGCAATATTCTTTAATACCGCATGAGTTTAAAGACAACACATATATAACCAAATACGGTGATTGCATAGTCGAATTCACAGGTTTAAAAGATGGTTACAAATTCGCGCATGATGTGGAGTGGTGAGAAATGGAAGAAAGTAAAGAGCTAGTCAGAGCATGGCTAGATGAAGAAAAACATGGCGCAGATAGGGCGCAAGAGTTAATTTATTTTAGCGATGAATTGATTGAGTTTTATAACTGGCTTGTTTGTAAGAAAATTGATGAGTTGGAGTGATGAGAGATTTAGCGAAAGTGATAGCATTTGCAATATGTATGTATTGCGGTTTTCAATATGATAGTGGATGGGCGTTTTTCGGCGCTGTACTGTTGTTTTTAAACCTATGTGACTAACTAAACAAAACCGCCAATTAAGGCGGTTTTTTATAATGCAACTACAAATGACGTGCTAAATGCCAACGTAAACCCAAACTTGTTTTTACACTTAACAACACATCTAACAGTTTGACCAACCCAAGCAACTAACAATAACAATGTTGCAGTTGTTGCCGCCGGTATATCAACACCGTCAAGCTGCCATTGATATTCAAACGTAGTTGGTGCGTTAGATTCCCATTCGCCGTTATCGGTTGTAGCTTCCTCTGTAGGCGCTGTACTACCCGAAACGGTCGGTTGCACAACATTAATAGGAGCAACATTAAACTGCCTATGTTTGTACTGCTGAATCCTAAAAAAGTGATCGCGCGTTAGCTTTGAACTTCGCTTTAAACTTCCAGTTGGATTATTCTTCCAAATAGTCATATATAAAAATAAAGCGGGTTACCCCGCCTTATCCTATTTTGATGCTTTATCTTTGGCGGCTTTTAATTCCGCTTTTTTCTGCTCGCGTAATATGCGGGCGTGTGTTTTCGGGTCAACTAGTGAGCCGGGAACTAAACCATCTTTGTTTGTTTTTACTTCTGACATTTTACTAATCCTCTTTCAAGAAATAAGCGGGGTGTTAACCCCGCATCAAATTACCCATTGGTGACGAGAAATGCGATCCCAATATTTTCCCTTTCAAATACACGAGTCCAGTTGGCAGCAAGCGCACACTCTGCAACAGTTGGAGAGTCACCAGTAACAGTAGTTTCATTCCATTTGTAACCTTCTGGATGAATTAACCACTGTTTACGCTCTACAAGTGTTTCAATACCTGCACCGTCACCCGCTAATTCGTCATATTCAACTGCAACAGGACGTTTAGCCATCGCTTCACCGTAACCGAACACACCCGCTTTATATAAGACAGACACGTAACGGAAACCAGAAGTTGTACCCGCGATTACTGGCATTTTCTTATCTTCAACAACTCGCAAGCCGTTGTAAGTAGGAATTTGCACGCCAGTTTCTGAGTCTTGAATATACACAATTTGATTTTCTAAAATCATCTTAGTGTAAACAACAGGATGGACTGCAATTAGTGATAACTCGTCTGCTGATTCGCCCATTGTCGCACGAGCTGCAACAAACGCCTCAAAGCTGAATTTATTGGTATCGTCAACGCCAACAGTAGTTTCTAACGAGATATCATAAATCATGTCGTCATCGTTAGCTTCATTTTCAAGGAATATACCGGTAGTAATTGCTTGAATACGAGCTTCAAAACGATTGTCCCAGTATCGCGCTGTTTTAGATTGAATTTCCATCATTGGGTCTTCTGTGCCTAAAACCTCTGCAACTAGGTTAGCTGTTTGCCATGCGTTATTAATATGAACATTACGAGCGACCATTTTGCCAGTTGAGATTTTATCAGGCGTTGCAGACGATGCAGGATCGTCTGAGCTGATATTTTCTGAACTGTACGCAAGGTCTTTCCAGTAAGGAATTGATGTAATATCACCTTCACCCGCCGCACGTTGGTTTAGTAATGCGTTTGTTACTGCCACACCAGATGCAACGAAAGCGTTACGGTCTGGGTGGTTTTCGCGCATATATGACGCATATACATCTGGGTCAAATTGCACATCTGTTAATTGAGTAGTAGCCATTTTTATTGCCTCTTTACGTTAAATTAAATGCTTTCTTAAATCCAACAGGGTCGCGCTTCTTAAATTCGATACGCTCCGCCGATGTCATTGATTTAGGGTCTTTATCCGAGGCACGGCCTTGATTCGATCCTTTTGCGTTACCGCCGCCACTTGTTACGATGTCGGCTTTTATTAAAGACTGAAATAAAACGTGGTCATTAATCCACTTTTCAAAATCAGCGCTATTTTGTGACGTGGCACTGCCGTTGTCATCCAAATATGTTACTTCGTCAGTTTCTGCGTCCACTTCAAGAAAATCAGAAACCAACCGAACGAATGCAGCTTCACCGCCCTTTTTAGCGTATTTAGCTGATAGAGTTGCGGCAATAGCTTTCTTTTGCTTTGCTGCTAACTTCTTCATTCGCTCTTTAAATTCGTTCTTTGTTTCTTCTTCGCGGCGTTGAGCGTCTGCAATTTGCTGTTTTAGTCGAGTCTCAACTTCTTCGGTGTTACCCTCTGCTTTAGCTTTGTCATAAGCCTCTTGCTTTGCCGCGTTAATTCTTTCTTGTTCAGCTTCTTTGTAATCCTGCAATTCTTGAGCGGTAGTTCTAAACTTTCCGTCTAACTCGTTTGCAGTTTGTTTAACTTTTAATAAACCTGCATGTTTATATACATCCCCAACTTTTGTATAGTCGGATTTAATAAACTCTGGCAGTTCATCATATTGTTCTTGCGTTAGTTCTGACATCTGGCACGGCCTTATATCGTTAGTTGTAATCACACTCACTGAGCGCATCCTTTAGTAATGTTAACTGGTCAGACCACACGTGTCAAATTTATGTTATCTAGGTGCAAACAAATTAATTTAAAATAAATATTAAATAATACTTGTATAATATAATTGGCGTGTATATTATTAACTCACTGGTTAGGCAATAACGCTTACCTAAACGCCTTGGAGGCTGCTATGTTAAAACTAAAAACAACTAAATTATTTTACGCTATCAAAAAAACTGATGATGGCTTTGCGTATACACGCTCACGCAATGATGACATTACAGAGGATAAAACAATTTATTCTAGTTCTGCGTTATGTGAAATTTCTGCATGGTCGCTTGATACGCCTAGCGCGATATTGAAAGACATGAAAGCAATCGGGCTTACTGAGTTTGACGCTTTGAAAGCTAAAATGTATATGGGTGTTCAGTAATGAATTGCAAATACAATGACTGTGGATGGTGTTACGCACCTAAACAGTTGGAGAAAAACGACAGCAACAGGCAATGCAATAAACCGACCGAGTGTAAGCAGGTTAAGCCTGACGTTAAACAAATAACCAAAACAAACACAGTGAAAAACCGCTAACTAGGCGGTTCATCATCTTCAACAACTACATCGCGGCTAGGTGGTAAAACACCTTGGCCGCTTTCTAACTCGCCAATCATTTCTTCGACTGAATCGCCTACGCCCCAACCACCGTTAAATAACGCAGTAGCTAATTGACGGATAGTTAACACGCCATCAATATACATACCGCGCAACTGCGCAACTTCTTCAATTGACAGTTTAGGCGTTGCAAAGTCTCTAGGTAGCGTAATTGTAATTTCATCAAGCCTTGATTCAACTTCATCAGGCGACCATAAACCCTCAAACATGCAGCAATAAGAAACTGCACGCTTGGTTGCAGCTTCCATTGTGTCAGCCATTTGAGATAGCATAGCGTTTTGCTTGCTTGCGTTAATGTCAGCCTCTGTAGCTGTCATATTGCCGCCAGTTGATGGACTTGCTCCACCTAGAGCAATAACGCGCTTGTCGTACTGCTCAAAGTCATACTGAAACGAATCAAGCTCCGAGCCAACGCCTACAACTTCAACACTTACGTTATTAGGTAAGTTATTAACAGCATAAGCGCCTGTTTCTATTTTGCTGCGTCCGTTAACTTCCTCAAATAACTCTTTATCGCCATTCTGCCAACCTTTCGTGTACGTAGTTGGTGCAATCGCTTTTTGTGTCTCAGTGTAAACCGCTGACTTTCTGTATTGAGCTAAATCTATATCGGCAATCTGACCAAGATAACCAACCTGGAATAGGTAACTC